TTAACTTCATGTACAAACTCTTTTTTGTACTTATCTTCTTTTACTTTCACACCACCATACTTAGGGTTGCGTGAGTTAAGTTTACGTTTTTTAGCCATTTTATGCAGTAACTACAATAAATTCTACATCTACTGCATCTGTTGCATGTGATGATTGACCTGCTACAGCTTGTATGTCTGCGAAAGTTACAGCACCTGTTGCTGTTGTTGCATCTAAGTCTGGTGTCATTAAAACTACTGCACAATATGGTTCTACTTTAAAATATACATAGTCTGCACCATTATACAATCTAAGATTTAAATTATTAGTATCATCTAAATTTTTTATTCTAAAATATTTATAATCTGCTTTTACTACCTGACCTCGACCATCTACTGTGCTTAATGCTAATATATCGGTGAAAGTAGTACTTTCGCCACCTTTACCTGCAATACTCATCAATCTTTGTATTACCTCACCATTTGTAGTATATGTTTTTGTGCAGGTACTACCATAATCCACACCATTTAATGAATAGTTTTCTGTTATTGTTACTGTTAAATCTGCTGTTTCTACTGTTGTTGCCATGTTTTATTTTTTTAATATGTATATGTTTCTACTGTTAAGTTTACAAAAATCTCTGATCCTGCACCACCACCTTCTTTGAACATTGGAAATAAAATATCACCTGCTGCTAAAGATGCTGATGTAATTGTTGTTTCTTCAAAAGCTACTAATTTACTATCATTACCTAAACCTGTTACTGAAATCTCATCTACAACGACAGGCACTACATTAGAAATGCTATCAGCTACAGGTGTGATTTTACAAATTGCTATAGTTACTGCATTTGTGCCATCACTTGATAACCAACCTTTAATTCTTTGGACTGTAGATGCAAAAGGTACTACATGACCTGAACCTGCTCTAAAAAAGTTTTTAGGCAATATTGACCCTGAAGCTACTGCAGTAGCACCATAATCCTGATCCCATTGATATGGTGCTTTATTGTCAGCTAAATCCTCACCATAAGAATAATTATTTAATCCTGCACCTATGTAACCTTGCATCTTATAGTTTGTTACACCAACTAGAGATTTAGATATATATTCTAAACTACCATCTGTTGTACCACTACCATCACTTGCACCTTTAGACAAAACTGTATCATTTGTTGCAGCTTCAAACCCTTTTGGGTTGTGTCTATTAGCATCTTGTAAATTTTTATGTTCGTTTGCAGCCATAATTTATTTTATTTAACAATCATCACATGGACAAAAATCTTTCCAACTTGTATATGTTCTTGGTGTTTGATAAATACTATCATACATAATTATACCATGATTTTTATATGTATGACCCCTTCTTGGTCTATCTGATTCATATGTAGGATATTGACCATCTTGATCCTCATCTTCCATATAATCTATCATATCTTTTAAATATATTTCTGATTTTCTATATGTATCTTGTTTATAAGCATTAAGTTCAGAAGGATCTATAATAGTAGCAAACTCATCTATATTATTTACAATACCTGCACTTGTACTATTATTTTGTACTTCGCTTATAACTTCAAACCTTACAAACCAACACAAAGTTCTTGTAAGAAAGTCATCCATTAATGTTTGATTTGCAGTAGTTAAAGTGCCATTGTGATGTTGTGTTTTTATTTCTTCATAAAACTTTTTACCTAATGCAGGTTTTATGTGTGCTAACTCTGCAAGTAATATTGTGTTTGTAGATATTAATGCAGTATCTGTGTTAGCATTTGTAAAACTGTTACTGATTACTTCTGCTGAAGTTACTAAAGTAGAATATTGATTTACGTTTGCCATATATATTATTCGTTATTAGTTTCAATTTCTGTTACCTGTAAACTCTCATCCTCATCTGGACTGTCATCATCATCATCTCTTGTTACTATAATTTGCTCTCTATCAGTTAAAAACATATTACCTTCTTCTAGCATAGGTAAATCTTCATCTAACATTCTTCTTTGCTCATTTATAGTCAATACTTTTGCAGGATCAATTTGTGTAGCAAAACTAATAGGTGGCTCGTACTGTATTACCAAATCTTCTGGTAAATAACCTAGTTCTTTAAATAACAATTTTCTTATACCATTTAACAGTAAATCTGATGTATCTTTAATTACAGTAGTCATTGCTAAATCATAAGCTATTCTTATTTCACTACCTGTATTATTCATTTTACCACTAGATACTAAACCACTCAAAGATGGTTGCCATCTATGTGCTGTCACAATATTTTGATCTGTAATACGTTGTAAGTCTAACCAACTACCCTCTTGGTCATCCTTAATAATATTTACGTTAGCAGGAGAAGTATCACCATTTTTTACAATAAACATAATTTTACCATTGTTACCATCTCCAACAAATTTTCTTTGTGCTTCTTTTACTAACTGCTTTGCTTCTTTTTCTCCCATGTCACCACTAATCTCAACTATTGCTGATGGTTGAAAACCATTTTTAAATTTAGTGTGATTCCATTTACCTATTTCATAATCTACTGCTACATGCTCAAGTGCAGCTATGTAGTCTGGTAAACCATAAAAAGTAAAGGTTGGTTCATAATCTTTAAATTGTAAAACAAATCTATTACCTCTAACACTTGGGTATAAAGGTATAACAGATAGTTTGTCTTTCATTGTATTGTACTTTGCCCAATCAGGATGTACATACACTTCTTTTTTATTCTTAGACATTCTAACAGTAGTTGCATCTAAATGATATAAATTTAAACCACCATCATACAACACACCTTCTACATAAGCATTACCAAAAGTGTAATAATCATCTGCTAATTTTTTAAATACATCTCTTAGAGTTTCACCATCTGCATTTACATCTTTAATGTAATCTTTTATTTCTTCGTTGTTTGTAACAAATTTAGCACCACTTGTGAATACAGCTTTTTGTGCTAAAACACTTCTGTGAGTAGAAGATTTTCTTTTTAATTCAGCTAAATATTGAGGAAATAAGTTATTTGTACCAAAAGGTATAAACTTAGTTCTTACTCTTGATAAGTCTAAAGGTTCTTCAATATGTTCTGGTATAGCTAAGTTAAAAACACCAAACTCAAAAGTATTAGTCTTTTGATTTGTTTTTACTTGACTTTTTACTGCTTTTTTTCTTTGGCTCATCTTTTTTAGTTGTAGTTGATATTTTTTCTACTAAATTAGTCATACCTAAATCTTCATAAGCATAAGCTAATTCTTCTTGACTTGCTGTTGACCATTTTATTTTATAATCACCTTTATAAGAAACTCCAGATGATAATACTGCTTTATATTTTGCCATAATTGTATATATTTTTAAATGTTGTGAATTTAATATATTATTGTTACAATCACACATTTTAAAAAAAAAGATATTAATAGGATAAGGTTAATACTTTTACGAACAAAGTTCAACCTATTATTATATCTTAATTTTTATATTAATTAGTAGTCGCTGTTAAATTTGATGTATCAACAGTTAAAGTACCAGAATATAATCTTGGTAATTCAAATTGTCTTGCTACTAAATTAATAGTTATCATGTTCTCATCACTATACGCTGCACCAGTAGTACCTTCCATACCTGCAAGATTTAAGTAAGTTTGATTTCTAACTAAAACATCTTCGTTTCTAAATCTTTCACTTAATCCTACAACAAAATTTGTACCATTTGTGTCAGTCACAATTGCCATCATACACTCATTAAGCATCTTTTGTAATTCATGAAACTTAGGATCGTTCATTCTTGGTAACATAAAAGATAACGCACATTCGAAAGCAGTAGAACCATTTTCTTTTGTTGCAGTTATATTTAAAGTTGGAGTTTCATTTTTAAACTCGAAAACATGCCAAGTTGCTGTAGAACCACCAGAATCTACTATACTAGAATAACCATGTGTATCAGCAGTTGCATCAATTGTAGCAGCATCTCCTGCAGCAAAACTTCTCAAGCATATTTGAGTAATCCCACCAGTAGATTGTAAATCTGCACAATGTATTGCTAAACCTGTATCTATTGCCATATTATTGTTTTTTTATTGATTATTAAATAAGAGGGGGATTTAACACCCCCTCTGTTATTATTTAGTTTATATAAATATAGCCCACTTATATAGTGAATCATATAAATACTGTACTCCTAACTTGAAGTAACCTCTAAAGAACATTTTTTCTTCTAAATCATCATAGAATACTTTAAATGAACCTTCAGGATCTGTAACATCAGA